GATAATCTCGTCACGCGGAGGTTCTATGTCGCACAAAGACGCAGCAGAGTTTGTCGGGGTATTGCTCCATAGCAGCACGGCCACGCATTTCCTGCATTTGCAGACGGCCTCCTACGCCGCCCACAAAGCCCTCGGTCACTACTACGAAAACATCGTAGGGCTGGCCGACAAATACGCGGAAGCCTACCAAGGCCATTACGGCATCATCCCGCTCGCCGACTATCCCGAGGGGTTTAAGGTGCAAAAGGACGCGGCCAAGTACGCCGAAAGTTTGCTGACGTTCGTCAAGGGCATCCGCAAGGACTTGCCCAAGGACACCGACCTGCAGAACATCATTGACGAGATCGTAGGCGAAATTGCCGCCCTGTCGTACAAGTTGGAGCGGTTTAAGTAATGCCTATGCGCCGCGAGCAGGTGGCTGCCGCCCTCAAATATCTGGGGGACAAGGCTGACCTACGCGGCCGCTTTGAGCGGGCCACCTCGCTAGACCCCCAAGAGCAAGACCTTGCCGACATTGCCGTAGAAACGGCCGCAGGGTTTGTGCCGGGGGTGGGCCAAGCCCTTGCTGCCCGTGACGTGGAACGCGCCAGACGCGCTAACGATCCTACAGGCATGGCAATGGCAAGCATGGGCGCGGTTCCCGGTGGCCGTCTGGCAGGGCTGCTAAAGCGTTACGACCCTGTGATGCAGCAGTTAGACGTTTACCACGGCACCCCGCATCGGTTCCCGGCTACAGAAGCCAACCCGCTTGGTGAGTTTGACGCCAGCAAGATCGGCACGGGTGAGGGAGCGCAGGCTTACGGGCATGGGATTTATTTAGCGGAAGCGCCGGGAACAGCAGAAATTTATAAACGCGCACTTGCTGAAGATGTTGTGGCAGTAGATGGAAACCGTATCGCCGCAAAACGGTCGGTGGACGCAAGACGTGATCCAGAAAGTATTGCCGTCAACGCATTAATTTCAGCGCAATCTGGACAAGTGGACGATCCGTTTGCTACGGCCATGCAAAGACTTGGTGGAAAATATGGCCCGCGTAACGAATACGACGCAAAAGCAATAGAAGTCATTCGGAACTGGCGTAACAAAGGCGCAAAAATTGAGGAAGGCGGCGTTATGTACAAAGCCGACCTACCCGACGAGATGATTGATCGGATGTTGGATTGGGATAAGCCGTTGAGTGAGCAGCCGGTTTCTGTTCAAAAAGCGTTGATGAAATTGCCAAACGCACAAAAATTGGACGAAACAATGACTGGCGCACAGTTGTTGGAAAGCAAAATGTTAGTGCCGGGAGAAATGCGCGACCCTGCAGAGGCATCTCGGCGCTTGCAACAACTTGGCATCCCCGGCATCAAGTACCTAGACGCAGGCAGCCGAGGCCAAGGCGGCAGCGGCACCCGCAACTTTGTCGTATTCCCCGGCGAGGAAAAGAAAGTACGCATATTGGAGCGTAAGTAGCCCCTCTTTAATTATTGTTTCATTTGTGCATAAATAAGCCCTATGCCAAGACCTAAAGGATCGCCCAACAAGGCAACCGCAGAGGCCAGAGAGGCAATAGCCCGTCTTGTAGACGGCAATGCACACCGCCTAAACCTCTGGCTAGACGAAATCTACAAAAAGAAAGGTGCAGAGGCTGCATGGCGCTGCATGATGGATGTCATTGAGTACCACGTACCCAAACTCGCAAGACACGAACACACGGGCAACAACGGCGACAAGATCAAGGTTGAAGTTTCGTGGATGGCTCCAGAGTAGTCATACCCTACCGCCCTCGTAAGGCGTTCCTGCCGTTTCATAACAGGACGCAGCGGTGGGCGTGCCTTGTTGCCCATCGTCGCGCAGGTAAGACAGTCGCAGCCGTCAACGACATCATTCGCGCTGCCATTACATACCAAGGCGACCATGGGCTGTTCGCTTACATCGCCCCCTACCGCAGTCAGGCTAAAGCCGTGGCGTGGCAATACTTCCAAGAGTTTGCCCAACCCATCACGCAGTCCAAGAACGAGCAGGAACTGACGCTCACGCTCGTCAACGGCAGCCAGATACGCCTTTATGGCGCTGACAACGCCGACGCCATGCGTGGCTTGGGCTTTTCGGGCGTGTACATGGACGAGTACGGCGACTTCAAACCCAGCGTATTCGGCAATGTCATACGCCCCGCCCTCTCCGACAAACAAGGCTGGGCTGTGTTTGGTGGCACGCCCAAGGGTAAAAATCAGTTCTGGGAAATCTACGAAACAGCCCGTAGACTTAAACACGAATGGTTCTTGCTGCGCCTCCCTGCCTCCACTAGCGGGTTGTTACCCAGCGGCGAACTGAACGCTGCGCAGGCGCAACTTAGCCCCGATCAGTACGAGCAAGAGTACGAGTGCAGTTTTTCGGCTGCCATTATCGGGGCGTTTTTTGGCACGGAAATGCGGGAAGCCGAGCAGCAGGGCCGCATCACCAAAGTGGATTACGACCGTAATCTGCCCGTCTACACCGCATGGGACTTGGGATACCGCGACGACACCGCGATCTGGTTCTATCAGGTGGCACGCGGGGAAATACGCGTCATTGATTTTTTCGCAGTATCGGGTGCAGACATCCACGACATTGCGGGGGTGGTGTTGAGCAAGGGATACCGCTATGAGCGGCACTACCTACCTCACGATGCCCGTGCCAAATCTTTACAAACTGGCCGCAGCATCGTGGAACAACTGGCCACGCACCTTGACGTTGGCAAATTGTCAGTCGTCCCCGACATCGGATTGCAAAGCGGTATTCAAGCCGTTCGCATGATGTTGCCGCGTGTTTGGTTTGATGAGGAGCGGTGCCGCGACGGCATTGAGGCGCTACGGCAGTATCAACGCGAGTACGACGAGGACAAGAAAGCGTATCGCCAATCCCCGCGCCACGATTGGACTAGCCACCCTAGTGACGCTTTCCGTATGCTTGCGGTATCATGGAGTGAGACATCTGACAAGCCCTCGCCATTAGAGGTGAAACCGCTGATGGTTGGGCCGCAGAACACGGTGACATTGAACGACATGTGGGCGGTTCACGACCGCTCAACCAGTAGGAGAGCAAGAATATGAGCGTAAACAGTCCTACCCGTAACAATTATGTTGCTGTAGCGGCCACTTCCACGACGACGTTCGGCGCGGCAGGGGCGTACCTGCACAGCGTGATCGTCAACGTTCAGAGCAACACCGAAGCGACCTGCGTGGTCAGCGACGGCAGCACGGCACTTGTTAGCATCCCGGCGACCCAAGCCGCTGGCGTGTACGTGATCCCGCTCGGTATCGCCACGACGGGGGCCATCACGGCAACCTGCTCGGGAAACAGCAACTGCCGCGTTGTTGGCTTGTTTAGCACCTACGTATGAACAAGCCCGGTTTGTACGCCAACATTCTTGCCAAGCAAGAGCGCATCAAGGCTGGCTCGGGCGAGCGCATGAAACGCCCGGGTGAGGCAGGACGCCCGACCGCTGCAGACTTTAAGCAAGCGGCCAAGACGGCCAAGCCAGAAAACAAGGGCAAAAAATGACCGCCGCATGGCAGCGCAGCGAGGGCAAGAACCCAAAAGGTGGGTTAAACGCCAAGGGTCGTGCGTCGTATAAAGCCGAGACGGGCGGCACATTAAAGCCTCCGGTAAAGGCTGGAGACAACCCACGCCGCGCTAGTTTCCTTGCTCGTATGGGCAACATGCCGGGGCCAATGAAAGACAGCAGTGGGAACCCGACTCGCCTTGCGCTTGCCCTCCGCGCTTGGGGTGCAAGCAGTAAAGCCGACGCCAAGAGCAAGGCCGCTGCAATAAGTCAGCGCAACAAGGGGAAAGACTGATGGACGACATGAAAAGTCCCGAGTTGGAACGCTACCTCAAAATCGTCGCGCAGTACGAGAACGAGTACGCCAAGTGGACGGCGCGGGTCAAAAAGATCATCAAGCGTTACCGTGATGACACGCGTGGTCAGACGCTGACCGAATCGGCCAAATTCAACATCCTGTGGAGCAACGTGCAGACGCTGATCCCTGCCGTCTACGCCAAACTCCCCAAAGCCGACATCAGCCGACGCTTTGGCGACAACGACCCCGTGGGTCGCGTGGCGTCACAACTTCTTGAGAGGGCGCTGGACTTTGAAATAGAGCATTACCCCGACTACCGAGCCACGATGAAATACTGCGTGGAGGATCGGTTTTTGGGTGGGCGTGCCACGGCATGGGTGCGGTACGAGCCGCACGTCAGTCCCATCGGCATTGACGACGACGGCCTGCTGGTCACTAGCGACATTGAGCAGGGCGAGGGTGCGCCGCCGCAGATGGAGCGCATTGACTACGAATGCGCCCCCGTGGATTACGTCCATTGGAAGGACTTTGGACACTCGCAAGCCCGTACGTGGGAAGAAGTCGGCCAAGTGTGGCGCTGGGTCTACATGACCCGTGAGGCGCTGATAGAGCGTTTTGGCGAGGAAGCCGCCCGACGCATCCCGCTAGACCAAGGGCCGGAACCGCTTAACGCGTACAACGAATCCAAGCGCACGTACAACCGTGCAAAGATTTGTGAACTGTGGGACAAGGAACGCGAAAGGGTCGTGTGGTTCTGCAAGGGCATGCCGTCCATCATTGACGAGCGTGACGACCCGCTTGGCCTTGAGGGCTTTTTCCCTTGCCCGAAACCGCTTTACGCCACTACGACCAGCGACACGTTGGTTCCGGTTCCCGACTTTGTGTTGTACCAAGATCAGGCGATGGAGTTGGACATCCTGTCCGACCGCATTGACGGATTGGTGAAAGCCCTGCGTGTGCGCGGGGTGTACGACGCCAGCCAACCCGCCCTACAACGCTTGCTGACCGAGGGTGACAACAATGCACTTATCCCTGTTGATAAATGGATGGCTTTTAGCGAAAAAGGCGGCCTTAAAGGCAGCATTGACCTCCTCCCGCTGGACACGTTGGCGAATGCGCTTCTCAACTGCTACCGCGCCCGAGAGGACATTAAGGGCCAAATCTACGAAATCACGGGCATCGCAGACATCATCCGTGGGCAGTCGTTCGCCAGCGAAACCGCGACCGCGCAGCAAATCAAAGGACAGTACGCAGGATTAAGACTGCGCAGCATGCAAGAGGACGTGGCCCTCTTTGCGTCGGAACTAATCCGACTCAAGGCGCAGGTCATGTGCAGCAAGTATCAGCCGCAGACCATCCTCGCGTACGCCGCCGCACAGCAAATGTCGCCCGCCGATCAGCAACTGATCCCGCAGGCGCTGGAACTGATGCGCGACAAGCCGCTGCGTAACTTCCGCGTGGACATTGCCGCCGACAGCCTTGTGATGCTGGACGAGAACCAGAACAAGCAGGATCGGATGCAGTTCCTGCAAGCGTTCGGTGGGTTCCTCGCCCAAGCCCTCCCTGTTGGCCAAGCGTCCCCGCAGATGGTGCCCATGATGATGGAACTGCTGCGCTTTGGCATGCAGGCGTTTAAGGCGGCACGCCCGATTGAAGGGCAGATTGACGCCACGCTGCAGCAACTGGCGCAGGCGGCACAGCAGCAACAACCCGACCCGCAGCAGCAAGGCAAGCAAGCCGAACTGCAACAGAGGGGTCAGGTTGAGCAGAGCAAGATGCAAATGGAATCTGCCCTCGCGCAAGCCAAGATGCAGCAGGAAATGCAGTTGGAGCAGGTACGCGCACAAGCCAAGATGGCGATGGAGCAGCAAAAGCAGCAGTTTGAAGCGCAGATCAAGGCAATGGAACTGCAAGCCCAACAGGCTGCCGCCAAGTACAAGGCTGATTTGGACGCCCAAACCCGCCTCATGGTTGCGCAAATGAATCAACCGTCACCGTTTAACCAATGAAACGCACGTACGTTTACATAGACGGCGAGTTTGTAGAGCGCACAAAGGATGCGAAAGGGCGGTATCACTACGTCATACCCGACATCACGCCCTACAAGAGCATGATTGACGGCAAGATGGTCACGTCACGGTCAGAGCATCGCCGCCACCTCAAGGCGAACAACTGCATTGAGGTTGGCAACGACGATCCC